ATTGACGCTTTCATTTTGTATTTCATTTTAAATCAATTATTTTTTTTACTTCTGACAGAGTTTTATAAGAGCTCTTAAGATTATCCACACGCTCGCTCCATTTATCCATAGCTGTTTGTTGACGAGCAGACGCTTCGCCTGCCTCATGAATACCTCTATAATATTCGAGATAAGATGTCGCCTTAGTGAGTTGACGCTTAACATTATCTCTTAATGACTTGATTAGGCCTGGTGTTGAACAGAAGTCATCTAACGGTATGAACAAGCCTTTTTCAGCATGGTAGTCATAAACAGCAGGGTCAGTTATTATTTTCATTTTGCCCCCCCTTTCTGAACACTACTTTTAATATGATCAGGCAAAGAATAATATTCGTCGCCATCGTCTGGTACAGGCTGAATAGACTTTTGAGAAGAATCGAAGCCAAACATACCACGTACTGGTGTGAAATAGAGGCGCAACATACACCTTCTCATTATGTTGTTTCTATGAACAGAGATAACTCCGAGAGGACCTTCGCTAACTTTGAAAAGGAATTTTTCTTCAGCCTTTGGGATAGCACAAATTTTTTCCTCCAGTTCTTCAACAACCTTGTTGAATGCTTTTTTGTCCGCTACAAGAACTCCTTGGTGTTTCCTCATACAGTCAGCAAGCGGTGCAAGCTCTTTTGGGATTGAATAATCGATAATACTATAATCAAAGAATATCATTTCTCACCTCCTTTCTCTGTCACTTCATTAAGGCTCTTACTGAGTTCCTCACTAAAACCTTCCAAAGAAAGCACTTCTTTATATTGAAGACGTATAACGGCTTCTGAGAACTCGTGAACAGTAATGATATGGATATACCCTTTATCAGTTTCGATTTTATACCTTCCCTTTGCCTTAGGAATGGCATCCAGTTCTGATTTTAGTTCTTTAATAAACGTCTTCAGCATATATTCGTCAGCCATAAGGACTTGGTAACGTCGCTCCATACACATAACAACAGGCTCAAGGTACTTCGGGGTAGAGTGTGCCTTGAAATAATAATCGAAGAATATCATGCCTTGCCTCCTTTCTTAATTATATTTTTTATATGATCTGGAAGACTGAAAATTGCTTCACCCTTATCGGGGACAGGAAAAATCTCAAGTTCCTGTTTCTGTTCGCACTGGGTAGAAGTTTCAACAGTCTGAAAGCCCCATAAGCCAAGAATGTCAGAGAAACTTATACTTATCACCGAGAACGGAATTTCGTTATCGTCAATAGCGATAGAACTATCAGAAAGATTGAACGTATATTTTTCATTCACATTGGGAATCGAGTTAAATTTCTTCAACACCTCATCGATAAACACTGCAAACGTATCAATGTCAGCTACAAGAACCTTGTTATATTTCTTTATAAATTCGGAAAGCGGTTCAAGGTCTTTTGGAACATTAGGAGCCTTGAAATAATTATAAACGAATATCATGCCTTGCCTCCTTTCTGTTTCTTTTCTGATTTGTTCATACGATAAACTAAGTAGCCTGCACAGAGGGTTGAAACTACGGATGTAATAGGCTGCTGCTCGATGGCTACAGCTGCTACAATCACGCACAAAGATACAAGGTTAACTCGAATTACCAAACGACGGGTAACTGAGAACTCACAGATACGGCTGTAGAACTCGCTTTTTGAGTCGAGCCAAAGATTAATAGACTTGATTTTGCGCTGTATCGTAGCACGTACGTCGATAGGCTGCTGCTTCGCAGAGCTCTCGAATTCGATTACTTGTTGCATAATACTCGATGTTTAGCATTTCCCAGAACCGCTGGGTACGGATACGAAAAAGCGGATGCTCTTCCTGTCGCTAAACATCGAGATTCTCCACAAGGGCAAATCACATGGAAGGCATCCGCCATATCTTCGTTGCAGTAATCTGCAATATGGGCATAAAAATAAGCCCAACGAAGTAATAAGTTTCGGGGCTTGACATTACTCTCACCCTTGTTTGAGAATTATTCTCTCGATATTTAGCGGTTACAAAGATAAGAAGTCTTTTTGTAACCGCCAAATAAATACGCAATTATTTTTGCGTAGCGCAAATTATTTTTAATTATTTTGATTGATAGAAACGTCAGGAGAATCAAGTTCTCCTCCCAGTTCTTGATAATATTGATAGGTCTTGATAATATTATTTATTTCCTCAGGGGTTATGGTTCTCGTTGTATACTCATCAAGGTTAGCAGCCTGCATTTTAACTTTACTCCCATTTCTTAATGATTCTAAAAACTCGACAGCATAAGCTGATGGTATACAATAATAATTCCCTGCATGGGACTCGTGAATCATATAAGGCTGAATAATTATATTTACAATTTTACCATCGATATTGAATTTAAATATATTAGTTTCGTCAATATTATTATCTTCTGAATTTTGGATAACCAATCTGAATTTTTCAGCTTTATCATTATTTATTTCAAAATATGACCACAAATAGTCTTTCTGAAGAGAATTTGGTTTGTTTTTGGGATAAATTATTTTCGGTATTCCCCTTGTAAAAGAATCTCGTTCGATTATATACTCCTTGGCTAAACAGGAATAAACTGAGTCGAATTGATGTTTTTGTTTTTCTGATGCAACTTGTTGCATGGTCTTACCTTTACAAGCACACAATGATAAACATACAACGAAAAGATATAAGTATGATTTCATAAAAAGGTTTTAGTTAATATTTTATTACAAAGATACGAAGATATTATAAAAAAGATAATCTAATAGACATTTGGTTGACTGGTTATTGCTGCCTACTTTTTTATAAGATCTACTTTTAGATATTTAAATCAGATTAGTCCAAATCTTTTTAGTTCCAAAGGTATAGCATTTGGATAGCTGCATACTGTAGAACGAATTAAATCAAAATCGTCTGTATTGATAGTTCCTAACTTTTCGCCTTTCCATAGATGCGTTGAAGTTACTGAAAATATTTTAGTGCAATTCAAGAACGAATCGTGTAAAAGGAAGGGATAAGCCTTAGCCGATATTGGCATGTGATAATCTTTTATAAGAGTAGGGAGGTTTTGATTAATTTTAGAATTGAAGAGAATGCCTCCATAAACATTGCCTTGCTCATCAAAGCCTAATACTACAAAGAATTTATCACGTGTGTCGTATCCATTTTTAGGTATTATGCCATCTGCTTTTGATAACTCTATTTTGTAGACATCGCCCAATCGAACTTCATCGCTCACGGCTTCATCAATAAGTGTCTGAGGTATATCCATTATGATAAAGCCTTTTGGATGAATTCTTGTTCGTTAATGTAGTCTACAAAGCCGTCATTTGCTCCGCCAGCTTTAGCAATGTCGCTAACACTCATAACACAACAGTTGCTTGTAGCATGCCATGCACTATCGTGCGATTTATCTACCAACTCGCCAAAGGAGAGACCTTTGTTTTCTGCAATTGACTCTTTAAGACTTTCTATATCAGCTTGAGAGAGATAGTCCATGTTTGCTTCTCTTTTTGGCAAAAGAGTGTTAGAGGCATCTTTGCCAGCAAACTCAATAGCTTCTGTAAAAAGTGGAATTAGCTCTTTTGCATAATGTTCATTCTTACAAACAGCACTATAGAGTTTTGTAGGAACTGGTCCGTATTCCATCGCTACAAAATCATCTGCAACGATACGACTTCCCCATTTGCATAAATGTTTCTGTTGTGCGAAATATAAGATTTTGAAAATGTGATAATAATCCAGCCCTTTGGTAGCATTGATAATATACAATACTACTTCTATCAGTTTCTCTTTATCAAATTGTGTCATACTATTGGTTGCTTTTAGTTTGGAGATTAAAAAAACTCCCTTTAATAAGACCTTATTATTTTATCAAGGGTAGCTCCTTAATTCTTGATACATGGTGTCGGTAATATAGTTGTCTTATCGTATAAAATCAGTGTAGTCTATCATTTCCAAGTGCAAAAGTAGGAATAATCAACGAAATAAGCGACACTTAACGCAATTATTTTTTGCGTGACGCAAATTTTTCACCTCGTAAAGCATAAAGCCCCTCGCATTGCGAGAGGCTAATATGCACCCATAGGCGATGAGTGACTTTTGTCTTAAGGTCAATGAGAACCTCGCCTAAATATTTTCTGCTGCACGACGAATGCGGTTGGATAGGTCGATAAGTGCGCCTCGCATCTGCTCGGTCTCCTGTTGGTTGAAACCGCCTGCACCTCCGTTGCCATCGATACCGTCCATTTTGTGATAAAACCAAGAGGAGGATTTCTGAAAGTACGTATTGGCAAAATCACGCCATGAAACCGACATTAAAATGTCTTGTACTTTTCTTTTCATATCAGTAACTACTACTGGGGTTGTCATAACTGTTTCCATTGTTGCTGTGTTTATAGTTTTACTTTATTGTGCCTCTCCCCCCGTAAGGGAGAGGTCTTTTGTTTTATTCGTATGGCTGTCGGACCATTTTGTCGAAGAACTCCTGTAAATCCCATAGGAGTTGTGGATAGCCATTTGGATAAGATTTGTTATAGTTTCTCATCCTTTCGAGGAGTTCCCGTTCTTCGGGTGTGACCTCTATCATTTCTTTTTTCTGTTTCATATTCTCATTGTTTTTTTGACAATACAAAGGTACTACAAATATTTGTAGTATGCAAATATTTACTATAAAAAATCGTAGTAAGATTGAATATTTAACATTTAAAAAGGCATGATGAACTTGTATCACCATGGCAAAGAGGTCAATGAAAACCTCTACTAAACATTTTCGTGACTTAACGAAATTGATAACTATTGATAACCACTTCGAGCATCTCGGAAATGGTTACACCACTTTTAACTGCTAATTGCGTTAATCGTTCCTTTGCTTGTTCGCTCACTCGTGAGCTGAGCGGAACCTTGCCTAAATATTTACGTCCAGAATTAGGACGTGCGCCACCTCTATTATCGCTCATTCCTATTACCTTTAATTAAAAATTCAGCAGCCTTGCGCAATGAAGAAGCAAGACTCTCTGCTGTTACTCTATCCTCTTGAAGTTCTAATCTCCAGCGAGGAAACTTTCTGCGATACAGATACGTCTTCGATTCATCCTCGCTCGTCTCGTATCCGTATACATGACTGAAGCACTTGCTTCCGTGATGTCGAGCAGCCCACTCTCTCATCGCACCGACAATGTGAGCGAGATTTTCTGCAGTGGCAGAGCTATCCTCTAAGAGTGTCACTTTCTGACTTTCATTGAACAATCCGTCTTCAAATGTTATAACGACCTTGTTCTCCGTATCGGTTAGCACCCAGCCGTTAGGCTGAGTGCTGCTCTTTTGAATAATAAATTTCTTCATATCTCTTTACATTCTGTATAATCTCTATCAACAAACATCTCTGCTATACCTGATAACTGTTTATAGCGTAACAGTTCATCAGCATCCATGCCAACTTCTTTCATAATCCATTGGTCACTCATGCCAGACTTTTTCAGTTCGCCTACAATATTCATCATCAACTCTATGGAATGGCTACCCCTCGCACGATTATGACGAATCGTTGAAGCCATACGATTACTTATATCCTTGTCTATAACTACGACTGGTAGCTTACCACCTTCACGCTCGTAAATATCCTTATGGGTGAGCATAACCGTATAACGATGGTATCCGTCTACGATTTCATATTTTCCATCGGGTAACTTATAGCAGACAATAGGCATCGTATATCCATCCTCCTTAATACTCTCATACAGCAGTTTCATTTCGGGTGGTGCTACCCTGTTTGGATTGTAACAATTTGCCTGTATCTGTTCTATAGGAACAGCTTTCACATTATATACGGGTGATTTCATAAGTCCTTATATTTTTCCTTAATAGCTTCTCTACGTTCCAATTCACTCTTCGTAAGCGAAAACCCCATATACTTACAAAGATGGTCATTCTTTATGATACAGATACACATGCGCTTATAAGTCGGAATATCCTTGAAGTTCTTGCCTGTATAGTCTTCCTGGTACTCCATTCTGACAGGCTTTTTTGTCGTCTTATAGTTCGTCGTATTACCGATGTCTATTTTGACTCCCGCTTCTTTAAGCCTACTAATAGTATCTTCGTCAAGGCATCCACCCCGTTCTTTCCAGAACTTGACACTTGTAGCGAGCTTGTCAAGGTAGTTCTGCCTTGTCGCTTCCGGCAAAGTATCGAGCAGAAAGTACATGTATTGTTCCCAAGTGAAATGCTCTGGCTTAGTTATTCTCTTCCATCCCATGGCGGTTGTTCCGCCATATAGACCAGCAAAATTAACCCCATTGACACGTCCTACAACTCGTCCCCAAGTATCAGGCTCTATCACTTGATAAAGACGAATAGCCTCCATTCCTTCACTCAAGAAAGGAGATGCTACACGTTGCTTGTGTAGGGGAACGCCAGCATAATAGAATAAATCATATAAACGATTATAATCCCACTGGTTCTTCGCATTCGCAGTCCACACATCTTCAGTAGTCCAATCATGGATAGGGTAGGC